AATGCAATTCTATAACATGAATGATGAGGAATTACTTGGAGAGGGTTACACAATGGAAACACTTACAGGTAAGGAACTTGATGAGCTAGATGAGAAGTATGGTGCTCACGATTGGTACAATTGGAACATAGCTAACTATGGAACTAAATGGGGAGATTGTGAAACTCGTATGATTAAGAGAGATAAAAAATCTTTAGAATATACGTTTGATACTGCATGGGCACCTGCTTATCCTATGATTGAAAAAATTGCTAAGGGATATGATGTAAAGAAAATTCTTTATAAATTCTTTAGTATGGAAAATGGAGATAAGGGTAGTGCTACTTTCAATGAAGACGGCAGAATAATAAAACAAGAGTGGGAAGAATTAGATGATTCGCTCTTTAGAACCTTTACTGATGTCGCAAAGGCTGGAGCAGTATCCGTATCAGTTAGTGGAGTAGAGGATTCAGAAAATCCCTTTTAGCTAATACAACCTAACTTTATATATTGAAGTAGAATTTATGTATGAGTATGTATCCAATAGACCCAAGTGGGTTTGATGACAACGATAACAGACTAGAAACATGCCCAATATGTTCTGCACCACCTAACATGGAGTGCCATCCTGCTTGTCCACAACACGATATGGACGACAATACAGATATGGACTTCGGTGCTTTTATTACAAACGCTTTGATGGGTGCGACAGAGGATTACTTTGAAACATTAGCAAAGAAAGAACAAGAACATATTCTTACTGAAAGAACTAAACAGTTCAAATCAGATTGGATTGAAGTTGGAGAGTTTGCTAAAGCACTCTTAGACGCAGAAATATTAACTACTGCACAACAAGTAGTTAGATTTATAACTCATACTTATGAATACACACCACAATATTTAGTTTGGTTAGAACTAGAAAAGCCAAAGAAAGAAGACGAGTTCTTTGTTTTGTTTAAATCGGAGGCTTTGAACAGGAGAAAATAATGGTTAACAAACCTAAGAAACAAGGCACAACATTTGAAACACTACAAGTCAACCTTATTAATAAATATAATGTCCACCATAAAGCAAGACGTTTAGCTGAGGGTGGTAACAAAGATGAGGGAGATGTCGAGTTTTTCAGAGTTGATTACATGTTACCTAGCGAACGTTGGGTCATGGAGGCAAAGAATAGACAAGCACTTAACTTACATCAAACAGTTGCCAAAGCAAAAAGAAAAGCAGGTAAGTACCCTGTTGTAGTTGCTTGGAAGAAGTTAAAGAAACAAAAAGGTCAGCAAAGACGTTCAGCTGACGGAGAGCCTGTAGTTTACTGTATGGACGAGAAAACATTTTTCGCTTTATTACAGGGCAATAGATACTATGACGTTTGATGACGACATACAAGACAGGCTAAATGAGTTAAAGAAAAAACTCGTACAAGAACAAAATCAAACTAATCGTGTTGAGGGTAGAGCCTCGCAAGATAGAGCGAAGAAATTACTTGGTGTACCCGACAACGAAATAACTAAATCAAGTGATGAAGAACATTGGAATAGTCCTGTTAGATTTGAAGTGAAGTCGGGTAAGCAAGTAGCAGACATAGTAAAAAAGTTTGAACTTGCAGAATCGCAAAGTTATGATTATGCTATAAGCAAAGGGATTGACGACAAACCTTTTAGTATGGTAGCTATGCCCCACGGAAGTGGCGACGGACTATTTTTATGTAGATTATCGACATTAAACGACATTGTTGATAAACTACAAGACATGTGGAATACCAACAAAGAACAGGAGATAAAGAATGGCTTGGATTAAATCAGAACAAGCGTTAGGGCAACACCCTAAATTAAAATTAGTAGCCAACGAACTTAATATATCAATACCACAAGCAATAGGACATTTGCACCTATTTTGGTGGTGGGCAGTAGATTATGCTGAGAACGGCGACATTACACGATACAAAGACTTTGTGCCTTTTTCTGCACAATGGGAGGGAGAGCCAGAAGACTTTACCAAAGCATTAATTAAACATGGTTGGATTGATGAAGAAGACGGTAAGTTAACAATTCATGATTGGGTTGAATACACAGGTGCTCTTATTGAAATCAGACAAAAGGACGCAGAGAGAAAACGTCAGTCTAGGCAAAGAGCAAACTCAAAAACGTCTGCTAATAAATTTGCTAAGAGTAATGGCGACACAAGAGAGTGGACTAGCGAGGCAGAAATAGAACAAAGCCCCGAAAAACCTATTGAATACGAGGTTATCAACCTTAATAAATTTGATAAGAACGTGTCCACAGGACGTCCAACGGATGTCCATAGCCCGTCCGACGTAGACAAGACAAGAGAAGACAAGACAAGAGAAGACAAGATTATTAGCAACGAAGTTGCAGATAAGGAAGTTGGAAATGAATTAGTTTTGAATGATTGGGAAGTTATTGTCGAAGATATGGGACAAAGACATAAACAGATATTTAAAACTATCTGCATTGCTTTAAGTTATGATATGAACCAACTTACTTCAATGGCTAGAGGTCAGTTAAACAAAGCAGTAAAAGAACTTAATGATATCGATGTTGACTTAAATGATATTCCAATTAGAGCAAAGAATCATTTGCTGAACTTTGGGTTCAAAGCAACTCCGACATCATTAGCGAAACATTGGGCGTCTTTAGACAAAGTATCGCCTAGACTATCCCCAAATGAGTTAAGTACATTGCAACAAAAGATGAGAACTGCAAGCGAACTTGACAATTGGGTTAACGAGAAATAGAATTAATTAACTAACAGGAGGAAAAAGTGGAACAATTACACGAACTATCAAGACCATTTCCAAAGGAGTTTATACATAAAGCTCCTAAAGGTAAATTTGGCGACTACATACAACACTCTGTTATAAGACAACGACTACTTAGTGTACTCGGTGCTTATTCACAAGAGGTAAAAGAAATTATACGAGAAGACGTCAAAGACAAAGACGGCAACTACAAATCAATCATTACAGGTTGTGTACTTGCTTTAACTGTTGAAATTGACGGCAACATTGTAACTGTAGAGGAAGCAGGCGATGTCGAAAACCCTACTAATTGGAGAACCGATGGTGCGAGATTAAAAGACGCAGTATCCGACGCAATTAAAAGATGTGCAATGGCTATTGGTGTAGGATTACACCTATGGTCTCAATTTGAGGGTAAGTCTGAATACTTTTTAGACAAACAACTCGAAAAAATGGTTTCTGTTACTGCAAGTGAAGACGAATAACGTATGTTGGTACGAGGTCAACGGGAGCAAATGTCAATGTCCGAAATGTTATGGGTGTCGTCGAAAAAAAGCATTGTCGCAAAGTCAAGCACAAGAAATAGCTATTACGATGAACAACAACCCAAGACGTCGGCAGGCTAAAACAAAAGCGTACGATTGCCCTTGGTGTGATGATTGGCATGTTGGACATGACAATAAGTTAGTACCTTTGTGGAAACAGAAAAAATTTAGATGACAGGAGAGAAAAGTGGCGAATCAAAAAGTTGAGGAGTTGGTTGTGGAGATTAATCAACTTCTCGTTGATTCTATTAGGAAAGATATTGAACAATATAATGCTGAGGAAGAACTGTGGAACTTAGAAGTCCAAAGTAAAATAGCTGAGAGAATAGCTAGTAAAATCAGCGTTGTTGTCGATAATTTAAGATTTGAGAAAGAACAGACGGATGAAATACAGTAGATTTCAGATGTTATTGGTAAAATTAGACCATAGGTTTAGGACGGGTAGGTTTCGCCTAGGTTTTTTGCCTCCTTTCTTCCTAGGAATTTTCTATCCGTCCGTTTTTAGAAAATTGTGGAGGAGATGATGTTAAGGAGAACAAGAATTATCAAAAGAGATAGACTGTGGACTATCTTTCAAAAATTTGTAGACGCAGAACATGGAATACTTATTGGTAGATTTGAAAAGTCTATTGGTGTTAAAAGTGGATATATCCGTAGTGTGAAGTCGAAAAAAAGAATTCCTAAGTATAAAACTTATAAAGCAATTAGCGACGCTTTACGTGATTATCAGAGACTTACACCCAATAAATATCCTAACTTCATTACTACTGATGACTTAGAATTTATACTTGACCCAACTTATATTAATGAAGCTATCGTTAAAAGAAAGTGCAGTATCGTTGATTTATCTAAAGCGATGATGAAAAAAGACCATACTGTAGGAGAAAGTTTACGTTATTGGAAAGATAGAGACTTTAGAAATATGACTTTGTCTACTATTGATAACTTTGAATTAGCTTTTCGTGAGTATGACAAGATGTCAGCTAAGAAGTTGTCATGGGAGCGAGAGCAAGAATTAAAACCTAAGTGGGATTTTAAAAGAGAAAGACAAGAGTTTTTACGAACAGGAGTGTTTGTTAAGTAAAACTAGGGCGTGAATGGATAGACTTAAACGTGTATGGTGTACATTGTATTAGGTAACGAGGGTTCGATTCCCTCCACGTCCACATGATTGAGAAAATTAGAATAGCTATGACTAGAAAAGTATATAGATACTTGGACGGCGTTGTTAGGATTATTAAGATATGGAGTTTAAATGATGACTTTGTGTCTTACTTTGAAAGGAAATTGAATGATTAAGATATTTGTATATGGAACATTGAGAAAAGGCGATAGCCGTTCTTTCATGTTATCTGACAACTTAGACGCTAAGTACATTAAAGATATTAAGACAAAACCTTTATATACATTGGTTGATGTCGGAATGTTCCCAGCCCTGTGCAAAGAGGGTATTCAACAGATACAGGGAGAATTATGGGAAGTAGACGATTTAACCAAAAAAGCATTAGATACCATTGAGGGTGTTCCTTATCTTTACATGGATGAAGAAATTTTCTTAGAGGACGACACGACTGCAATTGCTTATGTTTTTCAGTTTAATCGTGGTTATCCTGTTATTGAAAGTGGAGATTGGTACATACGCTAACGCAGTAACCAATCAGAGATTCCTTTTAAAAGCCTATAAACATTGACTCGAAGTTGGTCTTCTCTCAAATTCTTCAGTATCTCTTAATAGATTTATTTAGGGCATACACAACATCACGGAAAACATACTATATGTAGTGGTTTGATGTCAAAGATGAGGTTGAATTTCATTTTGGACGCACCTCTCCCAATTCGTGCGTCTCTTATTAGATTTATTAACAAGAGAAGCCATTTACTCTACCAGAGAAGCGTGGAAGAGGAATTTCGTCATCAAACCCTATTGATGTGTGCTTAATTTTTACGGGATTTACCCTATTGATGAGTGATAAAAAAACACGGGGTTTTCGGGTAATATCTTTAGTTCCATCTTAGGACTATTTAACTAAATATATAACCTTCAGGTAGTTGGACATCAGATGAGGAAAGAAGCTGAAATGAGGAGGATGATGGCGAAAAATGGTGAAAGTTGAAATCCAGTTTGGATAGACCTCTCCCCCGTTATAAGACATGTACTTAAAGTCATGTACAGCCTAACAAACTGCCACCATAACTTTACGTTTGGAATTTATTGATTAAAGAGCCTGTGGAGGGAGTCGAACCCTCCATGCGACCATCCAGGCTTTAGGTTACTCCTCGTCGTCGTCAGAGTACCAATTATAGATAGTCCTATAATCGTCGCTCATGTCGACGTCTTTGGATAGGTAGAATGCAATTGCACCCCACAAACCAATAGTGAGGAAGAACCAGATTGTAGCAGTTAGTATTGTATCCACTACGCTCCTTTCCTTACTTGGTTTAACCCATTGATTAACGATGGTATCACCATGTCTTCATTAACGAAGTCAGATGTAACACCGAACTTATTTGTATTAAGCAATCTCTCTGAGATAATTGGATACTCTGATTTGTTACCAATCATAAACAGATGTAACTGCTTTGATAGTCCGAAGTTTATAGCATCGAACATATCTTTCTTGTTGAGTCTACTTAGAACACAAACGAAGTCATAAGATGCTTGAACGAATTCAAGTCTACTTAATAGTCCATCGATGTTCATGTTAGAACGAAAGAACCTTAACTCAATTGTATAGGCATTGAGGAAGTTCAAGGCAGAATATCTGTCTCGTCTATCGTCCCACTTTGTAGAAGCAACTGCTAGTAGATTGTTTTCAGCTAAGTCTCTGAAAGGCATTTGCCTTTTAGCCCAACTGTTTTCTGCTCTACCAGCTAGCCAGTTAAAGTAATCTTTCTCTGACGTCCAGAGGTTTTGATATAACTTTAAGAACAACCACAACTGTGTAGTCGTAAAGTATGACTTAGGAAGATGTACATGCATTCCTGCAGTACTTGCATTCCAGGCATAAAAGCCTTTGTTCTGCAATGCTTCCCAGTTCACCAACTTATGAGCTCTAACAGTCATAGGTTGTGTTACGAACTCCACACCATGACTAAGTGAGCTGTCAGTCTTAGCAATTATTAATTGTCTAAGTCTTGAGTCTGACTCGTCAATATAGTGTGGTGAGTAGTCGTGTAATTCCCTCAGAGCTTCCTCTGTGGACTCACCTCTACTCATACCGTGGTCGGTTTCTGATGTGTGTTCTACTTCTATTTCCACTCCCATCGGAATGAATCCATTAGTAGCATCGACAGCAGATTTCAAGTACTCTTCTGTTTTATCGGTATGATGACCAACAAATACAGTATGATTACCTGGGTCATAACCACCTAGGGTCATGAATCGAGTATCAATGTACTTGACTTCTGGCTTATAACTATAAGACTGCAGTTCGGGAACTACAGAATAGCATTCTTCTCTACACATAAGTGTATCTCCTTTTAGTATGTGTACTACAGTAACGTCGTAGTACTTAACGGGTGCTAGCACCTGTCTCCCCCCACAATTAAGTAGAGGGAGGTTAGCTACTAGCTACGGGTTGACTCTTGGTCAAAACCCCTTAGACTATTGTACGTACGATGAGGTCCATCGTTCATAGGAGTATTTCGTCTATTGGCGAACCAGTTGACGATATTTTTCCATACATACTTGTGAGGTTGACCAGCATAAGATGTTTCATATCTTTCTATTTGGTCACCGACCCAAGTTGGACCTTGTTGTCTCGTAGACGCGTATGTCTCATAATCTGAATCAATCGTATCTTCAAACTCTTCCTCAAGGTAATCTCTGTCTACCTCGTCTCCGTAGTCCCAACGATTGTCATGTAAGTCGTCCTCTACTCTATCAACTGCATTAGCAATAATTGAGATACATTCTTGCACCTCATTCATTTGCCAAGCCTCAATAAAGTCCTCTAACATACCGTCATCATCTAGCATTTCGCTTAGAGTCGTGTGGCATTCGGACTCATAATGAACATTGACGTATTGAATAACACGCTCTGTCCAGTTGTATTGAGTAGTGAACACCAACGCAAGTAACTTGCTAACGTCATCTCGTGTTGGATTTCTTTTTCCAATTAGGTCCTTCAAATCGGCATGAAGGAACTTTGGTATTGGTTTAGACATATGTCTCTCCTTTTAGTATTGGCATGTATTTCTACATGGGTAAGCGTTTTACTTACCTGACGGGGCACCAAGTCAAACTTGATACCCCGATAAGCTAAGTACTACTTAGACTTTTTGCTTGATTTCTTCTTCTTAGACTTTTTCTTAGTACTAATAGATGAGTCAAACAAAGTAGGCTGACTGTCTGCTACAGGGTCTCCACCTTGGTAGAGCATTCCTGAATATAACGCTGCATCAATCATCTCGTCAGATGCTTCGATGTTGTCATATACCCAATCAATTACATGCTCGATTGATTTACAATCTGAGTTGCACATTCTTTCATAGATACCAGCTACAGTCTTGCCACACTCAGAGCAACGAAGACCGTCCCATGTCATTTCGACACAGAACGAGTCTTTCATCTCCTTATGGTCAAACACTCCAACTTCTTGGAATGGTAACCACAGGTCTGAATGGTAGACCAACCAGTCATTGATTTCGCTTTCTTCAACTAAGTCAACGTCATCAACTATTGGTAAGATTTCGCAATTATCTGAGATAGTTACTCCATCTATTGTTTGAGTGTCTCGTCGGTAGTGGTTGTAGCTAACAAACTTCCTACTCTCGTAAGAGCTGTTAGAGAACCACACACCTCCATCCCATACACCAAGCTTTTCACCTATGATATAAGTGTCATACTTAGTCTTGGCAGATGTTAAGAACACCAACTTATTTCCGTAACCTTGGTTAACCATTTCGTCAACCATGTCTTGGAAGTAAGGGTCATCCAATTTCTGCACTGGAATGTACTTCATAAAGTAGTCTATGAAGAATCGAGTGTCAGATAACTCAGACTTAGCTGGTGGTATAAATGCTTGTGGCAATATACCATTATGTGCCATGACTGTGTTCTTGTTGACCTCAAACGGGTGAGTATTGTCAATACATACAGCACCATGAGTTGCTATTCTCATATGTACTAATATGTCTCGATTACCATATTTCTTCTGCGTCTCAAGTACAGTGTCAATAAAACTTTCACGTTTCATATCTTTCTCTACTTTGATTTCGCCATCGACGAAATATGCAATACCACCACCATCAGGGTTGCGTGTCCACATCTCTGATAGTTGGTCTTCGGTTACTTGTGCTCCTGCTGGAACACTAGCTATAATACACAATTGTGTACCTCCTTATTTGTTCAACTTTTAGGTATGAACTTCACCTAGTATCCTTCCTATTAGATACCATCGAGCCCACCATATTTCAGATGGGCTCTAGCTATCTACTTATGACCAGTTAACTACATGGTCTACTTGTTCTCTGAACGAAGTACTAGATTCCATAGCCTCATTGGCTCTGGCTCTGTACCCTTTCGAGTCTAAGTATTCCGTGAGTTCTGGATACTGATGGCAATAACCAGTTGCATCTAACCAAGATACAAACAGGTATTGATTGTTTAAGTGATTCAAAACGATACCTAAATCGTCTGGTTCAAAAGCAGCTTCAAGCTCCCTTTGTATACCACCATTGATACTTAAATTATCATCAGATTTGTAACTGAGTGTTACTGCATCAGCATAAGTCATGAAAGCATCTAAGAACTGGTAGTTCTTGAGCAGTCTGGGCTTCAATGTATTTGAAGCAAACGCTCTAACCTCCAGTCTTTCAGCATGCTCTATGTTTATCCAACAGCTTCTTTCTGGACTTGTAGTTCTTCTTGCCAGGTATCTTGATGTGCTACAAGCAATAGTTACTACTTGAGACTCACCATCATGATTACCACATCGACAATCAAAGTCAAATCCAGAGTCTGTTACTGACACTTCAGTATGACTTAACCACTTAGCATATTCTGCATCTACTCTCTGATAGATGTCACCCAACATGTTATGGTAACCATCCTCACTTGCGTGAGTGTATTCCCATAGTCTCATGTTGTGCCAAGCGATAAAGAACCAGTACTGACCTGTACTTAGTACACTCTTGGGGATATTCATATGAATACCACAACGTTTTGCATTGTATCCTCTGAACTCTGAGACCAAAGTCTCAAAGAAGTCATCGGGTAGTTTTGCAACGAACTGATGTGACATAGGTTGGAACTTTAACTCCATACCATGTCTACCAGTAGATGCGTCGTATGACCCAATAGCTAACTGATTGTTTGTACTACGTAATCTCTCATTGTTATAAGGAAAATCCTTATGCAATGGATGTAATAGTTTACGTATACCACCAACTAGTTGGTCTTGTAAGTCCCTATATTGAACTTCCAATTCCATTCCAATAGGTATGCCATTACGAGCATACTCTTTGGACTCATGGGTTACATCCCTCTGTACGTGAGTGCCATACCTATCATTAGGTATAGCTACAGTACCTCGGTCAGTAGTCTGCCAAAAGGACCAGTTTAATTCAGTATGGTAATCTTCATAATTATAATTAGGAATGAATGGTACCACACCAACTCGGTCTTTTATCCAATCCACTAAGTCGTAACGTTTGAAGTTACGTAAGTCAGTAACTCTATTGATTAGTTCTGCTGAGTACTCAACAGTATCTAAGTCATCTTCGTTACCTACATAGTGGAAAGTGCCAGTGTCCAATTCATAGAAGTCATAAAAGTATATTGTGCATAACACACATACTTTAATTGGTCGACTTCTACCCTGGTTGATTGTGAACATGTCAGTCGTAGGGTTACATACTGCACGACAGTGAGGACAGAACTTTCTAGTTCTTGAACTCTCTCTCATACCAGCAGTGGCAACAAGCTTACGCTTGAACATTTCAATCTTCCAGTGACTAGCTATGTTTCCATATCTGCGTCCCTCACCATCATATGATAAGAACAACCAGTTCTTCATATCAGGTCTAGTCGGCACATACTCGAAGAAACGTACACGAAGAGTATTCTCCGTTGCTTCTACTTCATATCTAGCATTCAACAATGCTTCCTCAATATACTTTCTCCTGTGAGAATAGTAACTGTGGTTGAATGAGGCATGCTCATCACTTGCATTGAACGTAGCTCTACGTCGTGAAACGTTTTGAGAACTATGACGAGCAATTGCTACATCTACGAATCTCTCGTAAAGGTAGTAGTATAACTCATCCTCACTATCGAAGTGATTATGGACAAGGTCATGCATGTCGTCGTACTCAAAGTCGGCATCTCCACCAGTAAGCCAATCACATGAACTTTCATGTAGATTACTTGGTAGTTCCTCCAACATTGCTACAAATTGAACAATCATATCTTTAAACGATAGATTTTCTACTTTCAATTTATCTCCTTTTTTATTGGTTATTACGGTTTGATGTTGACAATCAAACTGTAGATTTTATATTACAATATCAATATTGTTGCGTCAACCCAATAATGATAAAGTTGGTGTTAAACACCCTAGACCCACTACATGTAGTAGGTCCGAGCTGTTTAAGCTATGTAATTAGCTATGAGAAGTCGTGCCCAATAGCATCATCACAACAGTCAGTCGCTGGATAGAACATCATGAACCTAGGTGCTTCTTGAATTACACCTGAGTTAACGTATAGATACTTTCCATATACATTTACAGCAATCTCGATTCCTGCAAACTCGGTAGTATATCTACCTGTAACTAAACAGATGAGACAATCAATTACACGACTGAGTCTCTGTCTTAGGGTTCTCTTTATCATAGATTCTCCTTTTATTGGTTAATTAGGACTTTCCTAACACCCTAGACCCCACTGTTAATGGGGTCCGAGCTATTAGCTATCTATCATTTCTGTAAAGAAACAATTGACATAGGCTGGTAACCAAACAAGACCCATAAGTTCTCGTTTTTCTTTTGGAGTAACATCCGATTTGAATGCATTCCATGTTTCTACCATTTCGTCTCTTGTAGCTTTTGTCAAGATAACTTTGGTAGTATCTTTTAATTGAGGCATAAATGCCCTCCTTCTTTTAGTTGTACTAACCTTGTGTTAATACCCTAGAGCTCACCTAAATGAGCTCCGAGCTATTAGCTAGATTTTTCCTCCTTTAATATATCTATTGCATATTGCAGTCCTTCGTAGAAACCTATCTCCCAACTTTGATTATCCATTGGTTCTGCACCACTAATTCTTTTAATATTATTAGGTGCATCATAAGTTTCCTTATAGAACTTTTCACTTACTACTTGTCTTTTTAGTAGCAGCTCTAATGCTCTAGCCATTATTCTCCTTTCTTTAGTGGTATCATTGTTAATACCCTAGAGTTCACCTCATAAATGAACTCCGAGCTATTAGCTTAGATACTCAACCACTTCTATTTCGTTCTGCTCAAGAAATGCTTGACGTCGCACTTCTTGTTCAACTTCACGCATAACATTCTCTAACTTGGCAAGAGTATGTTTAGTATGGTTGTATCTACGCTTAGGTCCATACCAACTACTGAACTCCTTGATATGTTCACACAACATATACTTCTTGTAGTCCGTAATGGTATATACCTCTACACGCCACCAGTGTGTCAAACTGGTAACATGATTCACGCCATCGAAACGATAGTTTTCAATGACCATGAAAACATACAGTGGTACTGCATGTATTAGTCTCATGATTAGATTCATGTCTCTCCTTTAGTATTGGTATCCTTGTTAATACCCTAGAGCCCATCATTACAATGAGCTCCGAGCTATTAGCTTATATCGTACATAGCTTCTAATGCGTTAGGATTACGCACTATATCTTTGGTATCGATACTTGGCATATAGTCTCCTCTCTTTTAGTTAGCTTATGTTCAACTCAGCTACAGTCTGTTCAACTGTTTGCTTTGTTTTATGTGCAGTTCTTACGACTTTTTCCATCGTATGAAATTTACACAGAACCTCCCTCTTATCCAATTGATTCTGGATAAAAGGTGGGTATGTACACTGTAACTCCTCCGACTTAGAAGACGGAAGTGTTTTGATACATTGCATATGCAACTCCTTCTCCTATCAACATAGATAGGTCAATGCCCACAGTTTCCCATGGGCATTATCTACCTACTAGCTTTCTTGGAATATAGCTATACCTGAATCGTCATAGCATTCGCAATCAACTGCATCACCTAGTTCGTTGGTGATATGTAGCATTGTCACACATATTTGCCACATGTTTAATGGCATCATACGCTCTCCTTTCTACAACATTCCTGACATGCAGCAACCATTACAAAATAGAATGGCTGTCCACATATTGTGCAGGGTGTCATTGCTTCTTATTGTTATAAGAGTCTTTACGTTGAGCTCTCCTAACAAGTAGCAGGGCTGTTAACCCTGTTATTCCTACTATTAAAGGAACCATATAGTCCCTCCTTTCTTGTATTGATATATCTGAGGATATACCGTTCACCCATGACCTCTGACAACCATAGGTGTACGCTAAGTCCTCCTCTTAGCTAGCTCTTTGATGGTGAGCTATAACCGTTTCGCTTGGTTCCCAATCTGCTTACACATTGACAGTGCTTATCGCTCAATTGGAAGAGCCTGCCCACAGTCCTTATGCTGTGATGTGCACACTTCGGCACTCACATAAGTACACGTACATTACGTCGTTAAACGCAATCTTACGTATTACTTTGTTAGTACCATTAGTGGCAGCAACACAGAAAGGTACCGCAGCTATTCCCTTGTTCTTGAGGAATAGTATTACGTTACTTACTTTCATATCCTTGTAAGTGGTAGTGCTAGTTGGCTAACACACCATGCTGCCCACCAAGTCAAACTTGATGAGCAGTTGTGCTGTATTAGAAACAGCCGTAGCAACCTCGTACTACTAAGGCAGAGTGATGGTCACATTGATTCTTTAAAGTAGAATCTCCTATGTCTTCCATAGGTATGTAACCAACTTCTCTTTCACCAAAGCCAAGAGACTCTTCGACAGTCTCAAGTCCAATCCAATATCTCCAGTTAGGAAATATATTGTTAAGCAACTCCCTACCTATAAACATATAAGTAAGTGTTGCAACGATTGCTGCTAGTAAATAGATATCCATTGATATCCTCCTTTTTTTAGTAAACGGCATACCGTGTGTATACCTTCGGCTACTCCACCAAGAAGTAGCACAAGCTATACAACAAGCTATTGTTAGTCACAACAGGTCACCAGCTACTGGGTAGGAGGTCCCAAAGACTGAGCTGACTTAACAGCACTCGTCCCAGACTACCTGGTGATTATCTGTGGTCTTCGCCAGTACTGTCACTACTGGCTAGGTAAAACTACCCTAAGCAGTCGCAGTACAAAGGAGTCGTACTCACTGCCTGTGGTCGATTTTTAACCCGTGGCTCGACACACTCACCACGACGGGACGTCAGTCCGTACTTAGACGTATCACTTAGTAATGCATTACTGCATGTTTGGGATGTGATGTCCCTCTCCAGATTCATAACGTCTGGGATGACAAAATCCTCTCACCTCAATACATGTCACCATGTATCTTGGTGTAGGACGCGTACCCGTGTCAAGAGTCGAACTTGACTAAAGACCGTCACGGGTGTATCACCATCTCCATCATTTAAGGAGGGGTGGTCAACTTATCGCTAGTGTAAGTCAACAATAACGCTAAGCACCCCGTACAAAAATCTCTTGTTTTCGAGTTTGACCATCTATACACTTATCGGTAAATAAGGCTCTATCCTGTGTTCAAACCTGATATAATGGTTTTCAAGATGGCTAGACCTACTAAATTAACCCCACAATTGATAGAAGACATTACTAACTGGCTTAAACTCGGCTATTATCAGGAAGACGCTGCCACTATGGTTGGTATTTCGCCCTCAACCTACTATGAATGGATGAAAAGAGGCGATAAAGTCATTGAAAAGGCAGACAATAAGATGTTAAACCCACCAAACACTGAGGATGATGTCGAGATAGTCCCAGGGGATGCAGCTGTCGAGGGTGAAGTGATAGACCTGTATTCAGAGTTTTCGGAGGCAGTAAAAAAAGCAAGAGCCGAAGCTGAGGGTGCTCACATACGTAATATACGTAGGGCTTCCGATAATGGTGTATGGCAAGCTAGTGCTTGGTGGCTAGAGCGAAGTTTCCCTAAGAAATGGGGTAAGAGGTCGAGCGTAGAGATAGGTGGCGAAGGTGGAGAGCCTATTAAATTTGAAATTTCCTACGGGGATTAGGCTTAGTACCCTCTACGAATATCTCTTGTTTCAATGTCATATCATAGATACACACATGTTGTGTCCCTTGTGTCCCCTGTTACCCCTTCTCTAAATTAGACATCATATCAATCTGCATTTAGTTTTCTTAATAAACCTTTTAAGAGTTAATAGATTTGTTTAAGGTTATGTATATATGGATAAGGTAAGCCTATTAGCAGATGTCTTAGGAATTCCAGAGTGGTATTCAGACGCTGCTTGTAACACAGTTGTTCACCCAGAACTTAATGCTGATGAATGGTTTCCAGAACGAGGCAGTTCTACTAAAAAGGCAAAAGAGATATGTAACAAATGTCCAGTAATAGAGCCTTGCTTAGAACAAGCTTTAGAACGAGGAGAGCGTTTTGGGATTTGGGGAGGAAAATCAGAAAGAGAACGTAGAGCTATTCGTAAAGAACGTAAGATGAAACCTATCGTTGATAATGATGATGATGATGTTTCTTTAGGAGATTTATTAAGGTAAGTCGTCTTCTGTTAATGGACGAAATTCATAATCAGATTCAAAACGATTATCATAATCCCACTTACTTAATCTATTAAGGAATAGAGCAATCTCTTTGAATGTATATCCTATTAAAAATCCAATTACGTAATCCATAGCTCTCAATATTAGAACATTTGTTCTAAAAGTGTGGTAAGAAATGTTAAAAACATGTTAAATGAAAACAGTGTGATAAGGTAAAGAAACTATGAACTATATTCTCGGCGGAATCAGATTTAAAACAAATCCAGAAACAGAAAACAATGGAAAAATACGTGTTGACATGATTAAAGATAAACAAGTAGTTGACACATTTAGAGTTCCTTCAGATTTAGAGGGTAGAGATTTAATTAGTAGAATTTCAGTGATAGTATTATCAAGCTATCCTGCACTATCAAATACCATGGGTTTTAAGTTTAAGAGCTAAAGTTAAATTGTCGGCATCCACACCGACCTCCTCCCATCATCGGCTCTCTTAGGAGAGCTGTATCTAAAACAAACAATCTGTTAGGATAACTCTATGTCAATATTTATAGCAATGCCTACAATGCACGATACTGAATTACTACCAACAGTCTTTGATGCATTTGAAAATGCAAAATCACACGACATACATTTTGGAATAAGATTTTTATCATCATCACCAGACGAAGAACAAAAACTCTCAACTCTTATCTCCACCTTTGGTGCAAACATTAAAGGATACTTTGATTATATAAACGAAGATAATAGATTAGATAAGATTGGTACTGGTAAGGCTAGGAAAGGTGTTTCTGAATTATATGATGGAGAAGACTTCGTTCTTTCTATTGATAGCCATACTAAGTTTTCTGAGGGTTGGGATGAAAAGTTAGCTTGGCTTTACGAAGACGCTACTAAATTGACTGGTAATAAGAAATCAATCATTACTGCATATCCTTCTAAGTATGCCTATAAAGACGAAGAAAGAGTTTTTATAGATAACAAAAATTTATATCCATACATTGGATGGGAAGAAGAATGGGACTTAGAACTATATCCCTTCTTAGCACAACCAATATGGCAGTATTGCTTGCCTTGGATGGTTAAAGATACTATGAAAGATGATAGAAACTTACTTCCTACTGGTAAATTTAGTTACAACTTTTCTTTCAGTGGTGAAAACTTTCTTTATGATGAAGACCCAGAAATGCTGATGATGGAAGAAGATATGTGTAAAACATTTAAATTGCTTAACGATGGTTGGGAACTTGTTTACCCAAATACAAAACCGATTGTTGGTCACATGTATAACACAGAGATAAGCTCTGAAGGTGGAGGAAGAGCTTATTGGCATCACTTTGTTAGTCCTGAAGAAAAAGATATGTTAGAGCAAAAAGAAATGCAAAACTTTGTCAGATACTACGAAGACCCTAAGTTACAAGAAACTATAAAAAGATACGAGAAATGGATGAATGTAGATTTTAAAGAAAAATCTTTACATAACTATCACGTTCCCTTAGATTGGTTTCATAATGACATATAGACCTTTACCTGAATTTCTTACTATTGATAAATCTAACATTGAAGGATTAGGACTATTTGCAGTAGATGCAATAGAAAAGGGTGTAAACGGTGGTATCACTCATATACAAGACTCTATAACTACAAAAATATACAGAACGCCTTTAGGTGGATTTATTAACCATAGTGAAGAACCTAATGCAAAAATTGTAGAAGTCCAAAGAGTAAGGTATTTATATTTTTTAAGAGATATTCAAGATGGAGAAGAAATTACTGTTAAATACAGTATGTACGACCCTACTCAATTATCCTAAGTGTTATGCCTAGATATGAACACAAATGTTTAAAAGATAAATGCGAACTTCTATTTGAAGTAACTTATGGAATTAAAGAAGAACCAAGTATAAGTTGTCCTAAATGTGAGAGTCCAACTAAGAGACAAATTTCTCGTAATGTCATGTTTGAAACTCCAGTTGATGTAGAATGGGAAAAAGACCCTAAAGGTTTATCTGAGAAATCTTTCAGACAATATAACTCAGCTAGAAAAAGGAGATTCCGATGGTAGAGAATTATGAATTTTGGGACCCAGAGAAAGAAACTCACAAAGAATTTAAAATGCGTACTAAAGGCAAAGGTATGCGTGGTGGTGTAAGTAAAAAGAAAAATGCTGATAAACCTGAAGGTGGTCTTACTAAAATTAGAAGTGATGCTATGCAAAGAGCTAGATTTAAATGTGAATGGTCTGACTGTAATGAAACTAGATGGTTAGAGCTTGCTCATATACTCGACATAGGTATGGGTGGTAGAAGTGCAGATAAAAAATATGATTTAGATAACGTATGTATTTTGTGTAAGTATCATCACGATATTTATGATGGTAGAAATACTAAAGGAAGTAAAAGAGCTTATAGAGAGTTACTTTCTGAATACCTCGATATGAAATATAAATTTAAACCGTAAAATGCCTGTATATGTACCAGAACTCCCAGGACTTCATGAAAATCAAAAAGAAGTTGCCAGCTCTGACAGTAGGTGGAAAATACTTTGTGCTGGTCGAAGGTTTGGTAAAACTCGTCTTGGTATACACATGTGTATGGAAGTTGCTCTCAATGGTGGTAGAGCTTGGTGGGTCGCACCTACTTTTGCAATAGCTAGAGTTGGTTGGAGAGCACTAGAAAACGCAGCTTATTCCTTTCCTCCAGAAATACAACCTAAAGTTTCATTAGCTAACATGGAAGTTATATTTCCAAATGGTGGTTCTATATCTTGTAAATCTGCTGATAATCCCCAAAGACTACGTGGTGAGGGTTTGGATTTCTTAGTAATGGATGAGGCGGCATTTATTAAACCAGATGTTTGGCAAGAAGTATTACGTCCTACTTTAACTGAAAGAAAAGGTTCTGCTTTATTTATTAGTACACCTATGGGAATGGACAATTGGTTTTATGATTTATGGGAAGTTGCAGAGAAAGCACCTAATTGGGAAAGATTTAGATTTTCTACTTATGACAACCCAATGATAGATGACGAAGAAATTGATTCAGCTAAAGATGAAGTAGGTTCTATTGTTTTCGCTCAAGAGTATTTAGCAGAGTTTGTTGACGCTGGTCAAGGAATGTTAAAACCAGAATGGATGTCATACTTCGACATAAAAGATAGATTATATATTGGTGGTGGCTCTCAATGGAATCCAGCTGAAATGTTGCACTTCGGAACAGCAGACCTTGCTGTTACTACAAAAACAGAATCAGATTACACAGTTATATTATCATGTGCTATTTCACCTGATATGAAAATATACATTGAAGATATGGTCAGAGTAAAAATAGAAGGTCCCGATATTGTACCAACAATTAAACAAATGTACGAAAAATATAAATGGGCTTATGTCTGTATGGAAAAACAAAACTTTACAAAAAACTTTACTCAGCTTGCACAGAGAGTAGGAATGAGAGTTAGAGAAATGGACACTTCTAAAGATAAAATAACACAGGCTTTACCTTTATCAGCTAGGATGGAGTCAGGCGATGTGCTATTTCGTCGTAATGCATCGTGGTTAGAAGAGCTAGAGAGAGAATTAATGACCTTTCCAGTAGGTAGACATGACGATATAGTTGACGCTTTAGTGTTAGGAGCACAAAGTTTAGTTCAGAGGAGAAGTTGGACAGCATATTAAATGGCAGAAAATAAAAATTTTTTACAAAGAGCAACAGAATATTTAAATAGACCTAGTGAAGCTTCACTTAGGAAAATGGCTAACTATAATCAAAGCCTATCATCTAGTCGTGATACATCAATTTATGGTTACAACACAGGTGCAGGTTTTTGGGAAACTAGCTCCTTAAAAGAAATAGGTGACGGAACTTCTAACTCTGCAGTCGTCGCTTGTTTAAATGTTTTATCTACATCTTTTTCTGAACCACAATTACAAGTTGTAAAAAGAGACCAAGTATTTGGTGATAGAGAAGTAGATTACAAACATCCTGTAGCTGAACTATACAGAAGACCAAATGAGTTTATGTCATCAAGTCTTTTATCACATTACATTGTTGTTTCTCTAAATGCTCATGGAGACGCTTTTATATTTAAAAACAGAAATCAAAATGGTAAAGTAGTACAACTTGTACCTTTGATGCCTAACTTAGTAGAAGTTAGAGGTAATACTGAAAAGCTAATTACACATTACGAATACTACGCACACTCAAAAAATGAATTAGCTGGAGAACCAGTAAAAATAGACCCTAAAGATGTTATTCACATAAGACAAGGTATTGACTCAAATGACCATAGACGAGGTCATGCACCACTTAAATCTATATTAAGAGAATTAATTGGTGATGAAGCAGCAGGACAATATTCATCTGCTCTGTTAACAAACTTAGCAGTTCCAGGAGTAGTTCTCTCTCCAAGAAATGATGCAATGGGTGGTCCTACTAGAGAAGAAGCTGAAGCTATAGCTTCTTCATATAAACAAAAATTTGGTGGAGCCAACAGAGGACAACCAATGGTTCTATCTGGTGCAATGTCAGTTGAAGTTGTTTCTTTCTCGCCAGACCAAATGAAATTACAAGAATTAAGAAGACTTCCAGAAGAAAGAGTTTCTGCTGTTTTAGGTGTCCCAGCAATTCTCGCTGGACTCGGAGCTGGACTGGATTCAGCGACATATAACAATACTGCCGAACTTAGAGAATTTTTTACTGAGCAAAAACTTGTACCACTATGGAAAACTGTTGCTAACGAGTTAACACATCAGTTGTTACTACCAGATTTTGGTGGTGATGATGTAATGTGTGAATACGATGTAAACAATGTTAGAGCACTACAAACAGATATGGACAATCTATATAACAGAGTTAATAAAGGCGTAAGTGGTGGTTGGATTACTATTGGTGAAGCTAGAAAAGTAGTAGGTCTTGAAGTAGATGAAAAACATAATGTTTATTTAAGACCACTTAATATGTTACAAGTTCCTGCTGATGGTTCTGACCCAGCTCCAATGACAGAAGAACAAGATGAAGGTTCAGATAATAATCCACGAGCTGGACAACTTCAAGCTGCTAGCGACAATGAAGCTAGTTATGAAGCTAAACTTTTAAGAAAATTATATGATGCAAAGATGGATAGTGTAGATGCTGTACCAGAGACAACAAGACAAGCAGTATCACCAAAGCCTTCTAGGAATATGTTTATGTTTACAACTAGAGAAGCTGCTGAAGAAAGAGCAGAACAATTAGGTTGTGAGGGTTCTCATACTCATAAGATTGAAGAAATGACTTACTATATGCCTTGTAGTTCTCATGAAGCATTTGAGAGAACTAAAAAATCTTTTATAGATGGTATTGTTGAAGAGTTGAAAGTCTCAACAGAAGAAGCAGAAGTAGTCATGGAGCAAATTTTTGAAATGGAACCTGAGAATATAAAAGAAAAACCTAAAAAAGATAGAACAAATTTTCCAAGTCCTGGTGATGACATGGCTGTAAGAATTTCCAACTCTAAATATAAAATGTTTCCTTATGGTTATGCAAAAAGCCTAAAAGAAGATTACCCAGAAATATGGAGACGAGGCGGAAATGGTGGAAACCCTCCTACCTCATTTACAGGTAATGATGCTTTTAACAGATGGAGTAAATATCAATCTGGAGATAGAAGTGAATCAGTACTTAACTGGGTACGTAGAAGAGAACGCTTTATGGGAAGACATCAAAACAACAACAGATTAGCTGGTGTTGTAGCTGCTATTAAGTGGGGTGGTGTTTTAAACATGGGTGTTCCTGCTATGAAAAAAGTTATTTCTGACCAAAAAAAAGTAGTACGTAGTAGGCGAAAAGAAGCTTATGAACTTGCTAGTAAAATAGCTGACGAAAATGCTGCTAAAGCAGTTTCAGCTAGAATCAGAAAAACATTAACTAATAAAGTTGAAGAACACAACTCAAAAAATCCTAAGCACAGAGCAACACTAAGAATGTTAATTGCTGTGTTTAATAGAGGTGTAGGTGCTTATCGTACAAACCCTGGTTCAGTTCGTGGAAATGTTTCAGGACCTGACCAGTGGGCTGTAGCCAGAGTTAACGGGTTCCTTCATGCATTGAGAACAGGAAGATTTAAGAGAAAGCCTTATGACCAAGATTTACTTCCTTCATCACACCCACTCTCATCTAAAAAGGGTAATGATGAAATGAAAGCAAGTTTTGTTCGTATAGGTCAATCTGTTTCTTGGTCAATCAATAAGGACCCCGACCCACCTTCAACAGTACATGGTGTTGTAACGAGTGTAAATGGAAAAGACAAAGAAGCCACTATGTTAGTTTGGGCTATTAACGAAGATGGTAGTCATAAAAAGACTGATAGAAAAGTTACTATGCCTATCTCTAAATTGACTATTATTAAAGATATCACTAAGTAAATACCACACACTTTATAACCATTTGTTATTATTTCTATATATGCACCTAAATAAATCTGTTAACAGTTTATATAGGAGATACACTCGTGAGTGAAATTAAGAATATCGACTTAGAATTTAAAGCGGACGGTGAAGGTAAAGTTTCTGCTGTATTCTCAGTTTTCAATACATTAGATAGTGATGGAGATGTAGTAATTCCAGAAGCTATCAAATCAGGATTTAAATCAGGTTCAGTGCCAATGGTATGGGCTCATAAATGGGATATGCCAATCGGAAAAGGTGCAATCAAACAAGATGGCGATAAAGCTACTTTTGAAGGTGAATTTTTCATGGACACAGAATCTGGTAAAGAAGCATACAATTTAGTTAAAGCTATGGGAGACCTGCAACAATGGTCTT